AGAGTGCGGAGAGTTTGCTTAGGGAATGTGTTGCCGAGTTTAAATCCTATGATGAATACCATAACTTATGGAATAAAATATCAGCCCTACTGGAGTCGAGTGATGAGTGAGCCGAAAGAGTATATGGAGAGTATATGGTTATAACAAGAAAGTGGGCAATGCCAAGCAGAGATACTTTAAGCATTAAGCCTATATATGAGTGGGCCGATAAATACCTAATCGAGTCTAAAACCAGTGTTGACCCCTTTGCTAAAGATTGCACTGTTGCACAAATTACAAATGACCTTAATCCAAACACAAAAGCCATGTTTCACATGAAGGCCGATGAATTTTTGTCGCAGCAAAATCAATTTGATTTGGTGATTTTTGACCCGCCATATTCCTTGAGGCAAATTAAAGAGTGTTATAACGGTGTCGGCATTGGCTTTACCCATAAAGATAGTCAAAACTGTGTGAGGTGGACTATTGAGAGGGATATCATTAGCAGTAAACAAAAGGCGGGCGATATCGTCTTGAGTTTCGGCTGGACATCAACGTGCATGGGCAAGAAACGTGGCTACACTATTGACTCAATTCTTTTGTGTTCACATGGTCCAGCCCATAACGATACTATTTGTGTGGCTGAATATAAATGCGACTAATGACAAAAAGAAAAATTGACAACTGGAGTCGAGTGATGAGTGAGCCGAGAGATTTTGAATCAGCAAAACGTGGGGTTAACTATGCCTGGGAACATGAAGTCAGACACTGGGAAGAAAAATACTATAAACTACAAAAACTATGTGGCGACTTAGAGTTAAGTGCTGCCAGAGCCAAATGGGAGCGCGACGACCTTGAAAAGAAACTCAAGATAGCTTTGGATGCCTTAGAGAAGGCAAGCTCAAGATTGATAATTGGTTCGAGAGAATTTAATCCAGAAACAGATAGTATGGCAATGCATAGAGCGTCTCAAATGGCATTAATTGAAATGCAACAAGCCCTAAACAAGATAGGCGGTTAGAGTATGACAAAAGAGTTAAAAAAACAGTTGAACGAAAATATTGATGGGTTTTTACAAGACACTCAGGACATTTTTGAGATTGGTGAATTGTCAGATTTAAAAGTTCAATTTCATTTTTCTAAAAGCATGGAACCTGAAAACTCAGTAATGGTAATCGCATCAAAAACTGAGAAATGGCATATTGAAAATAATAAAGTGATTGATGCCCTCGACGAGATAGGCGGTGAGAGTGCGGGTAATTGACAGACTAACAAGAACCAAAGGAAAAATTACATGGAAATAAACGTAGGTATAAAGATACACCCAAACAATAAACAAGTTTTAAAAACCATGATTATTCGTGTTGATCTTGCAGAAAATGAAGTTATTGCAATCGACCAAGACTTTCAAGATCGCATGGCCGAGGAAATAAAGCCCATAATAGAACATGAGATCGAAGGCACTAGGGAAATGGATTAAGTTCCAAAGGAGAGAATATTGATTGAAATACTAATGGCCTTAATTATTAACAGCACAGAAATTGACGAGCACGAAGAGTGGCTAGGTGCCGACGCTTGGGCTTGTCAGGAGGTTTTAACTAATGAATGAAAAACAAAAACTATTACAAAGAAAAAAGCGGGCCGAAGAAGGCCTAGAAATTATTCGCCAAACACTGGTGGATCTAACGGAAATTTTGACTGATAGGCCAAGAAAGTCGTCTTATACTCTTTCTGAACTTTCTTATGAATTGCAAGGAATTGAAAATAAAATATTGTTTAGCGAAGAGTACAAAAATATAAAGGTTTTAATACCAGACCCTTCAGGCCAATTCGATAACATTGTTCTTACGGATGTTAGCGTTGAGATAACAGACAACAATGAAAAAGTTGTAGTGCTATCGTGAACGACGACATTAAAAAAGAAAACGACGCAAAACTAGAGGCTTGGAAAGTCCGGGCCAAAATGTATTATGAATCTAACGGCAAAAACGCGCCTAATCCAGTCGTGGCCGACAAGCAAGGCCGACTCCACTGGATGAATCGAAAAGACCGGCGCGAAGCCATGAAAAAATCTAAGGGCTAATCCTAGGATGTAAGGGCTCCGAAAGGGGCCCAGCCCACCACTTGACATTAAACATTGTTAAACATATATAGATCGCATGAAAGCTGCAATCTTACTAATAGGCGTACCTTTAATGCTAATATGGTGGCTTCTCCACATGAGCTTGTGGGAGGCTTTATTTTGGTTCTTTATTGGGTATGTCATTTATCAATTTAACAAGGAGTAAATAATGGCCGAATTCGAGCTAAGACCTTACCAAACCGATTCACTTGATCTTATTCGCAAGCATTACGCTAGGGGCACAAAAAAGGTGCTCCTTCACTTGGCCACAGGTGGTGGCAAAACAGTCATTTTCTGCGAAGTCCTAAAAGGCGTACAAAAAAAAGGCAAAGCCGCAATCATGGTCGTAAGAGGCCGCAAGCTAGTTGACCAAGCGTCAAAGCGGCTTGATAGGGAAGGCGTAGACCATGGCGTTCTTATGGCTGGCCACAAAAGGTATAAGCCGGATTTGCCAATTCAAGTCTGTAGCATAGACACATTGCGGGCCAGAAATTTGCGTCCAAGTGCCGATCTTATAGTCATTGACGAGGCTCATTTTGCGACTTCAGATAGCTATAAAAACTTTCTCGCAAAATATCCCAATGCTTTCTTGCTGCCAGTTACCGCAACCCCTTATACTGAAAAAACTCTCTCTCATTTAGCCCATGAGGTAGTGCATCCAGTTAGCGTTAAAAAGCTCACAAAAGACGGTTACCTAGTTCCACCACGTTACTTTGCTCCAGCCATTCCTGACTTGTCTGGAGTTAAAACAGTCCAAACCACGGACGGTAAGGACTTCAATAATAAACAGCTCACTGAAGTCATGTCAGAAGGCGCTATTATTGGAGACATAGTTACCGAATGGAAAGATAAGGCAAAAGGCAAGCCTACAGTTTGCTTTGCCGTATCTGTTAAGCATTCCCAGGCAATTGCCGACAAGTTTAATTCAGAAGGCATTCCCGCCCAGCATATTGATGCTAATCACTCAGACCGTGAAAGGGAAGAAGCCTACAGGAGGCTTCAAAATGGAACAATTAAAGTCATTACCAATGTGGGCATACTTTGCACTGGTGTTGATCTGCCTTACCTTGGGTGCATTATTATGGCGCGTCCGACAAAATCATATAACCTCTATATCCAGCAAGCAGGAAGAGGAACAAGACCGAACCCGGAAACTGGCAAAAAAGATTTTATACTACTCGATCACTCGGGTAACATCGCACGACACGGATTCATCTGCGAAGAACGAGAACCATCATTAGGTGAAGAAAAAGTTAAAAAAACCATAACTGTAAGCATTAAAATTTGCCGAAAATGCTTTTACGCATACCAGGGCAGCAAGTGCCCAGAGTGCGGCAATATGGAAACTAAGCCCAGAGAATTAAAGTCTGTAGACGGCAATTTAAAGGAAATTAAACCAGAAGACGTTGACCCCGTTCGCATCAAAATGGAAGAATTGAAGGCCATTGCCAAACAACGGGGATATAAGCGCGGATGGGTTTACCACAGACTTTGCGACAAATTTGGGGAAGAAATAGCAGGCCGCTATATGCCAAAAAGGCAGGTGCCTAGTTGGGTACTGGATCGCTTGCGGAACACAACAATGTCGTAAATAAAACTATTTTGCGCATTTCTCAATCTGGCCTTGCCCGCGTATGGCGCAACGAAACTGGGAAGGCCATTAAACTTTCATACGTTAAAGCTATTCAAAAAGGCGAGTTGGATCTTCAAGATATAATGCGCGGATGCTTTAGTTTTGGACTTAACGGATCTGCCGACATTTTGGGGATTTGCATTAACGGAAAATTTCTAGCCATTGAAATCAAAACTGGTAACGCAAAGCAATCTAAAGACCAAAAGGCATTTCAGAAAATGGTGCAACGCTTTAACGGTATTTATATTCTTGCCAGAGATCCAGACCAAGCGTTATCCATATTAAACCAGATATTGGATTAAAATCACAGCAGCACAGACTCAGCAGGGGGATTTATGACGTTGTACGAACAACTGCATCAAAATGGCTATACCTTTTCACCAGTTCTTGATGGAAATATTCACAGGTTTAAAAAAGATGGATCTTGCAGGAAAAAGACTGCATGGTTTGTAGGTTGGGAAAACTTCACAAAAAAAGGTGAGAAGTACGAAGTCGCTATTTATGGGGATTGGAAAACAGGAGAAAAACATGAGTACAAAGACGAAACCAAAAAGTTATCAAAGCAAGAGCAAAAAGAAGTCCGAAAACAAATACAAAACCACCAGCAAAACCTCGAAGCTGAAAGGGAAAGGCTCAGACAAGAAGCCGCAGATAATTGTAAGGCGACGTGGGAAATAGCCCAAGAGGGCACAGACTCCGAATACTTTAAACGCAAAAAAATATCTAAACCCTACGGCACGAAAACAGTCATGGTCGAAGACGGTGACGCGGTTTTGGTGCCCACCAGGGACATAAAAGGAAAGCTCTGGGGCTTTCAAAAGATTATGCCAGATGGCTCTAAAATCTTTGTTGAAAACCAAAAAATATCAGAATGCTTTCATTCAATTGGTGACTTAAAAAACGCTAACACTATATATATAACAGAGGGCTTTGCCACCGGGGCAAGTATCAGTTCAGTCATAAACTCCCAATGTGCTGTTGTGGTTTGTTTTTCGGCTAACAATCTTGTCTCGGTGGCTCGTCTTCTTAAAAAGAAATTCCAGCAAGCGGCATTTGTGGTTTGCGGTGATGACGACCAATTTACAGAAATAAACGAACAACCCTACAACACTGGCCGCATAAAAGCAGAAGAAGCTGCCAAGGCCTGCACCGGAAAAGCCATATTTCCAAAGTTTGCAAGCCTAGATTCAAAGCCTACAGACTTTAATGATTTGCACGTTTTGGAAGGGCTCAACACATTAAAAGATCAAATTTTAGGAGTAGAGCCGGAAGTGGGTGATTACATTATTCCACTCGGCCACATTGATAATAAATATTATTACATATCTTCAGACCAAAAGAGCATTATTTGCTACGGATCATCTTCCCACACTGCCGACAATCTTCTAGGTTTAATGCCACTTGAATATTGGGAAACACAATACCCAGGAGCAACGGATAGGACTCCCGTCGATTGGATGGCAGCCAAAAGTGATTTAATGACCAAGTGCCGTCGCCGCGGGCTTTACAAAATATCCAACTCCCGCGGGTGTGGAGCCTGGAAAGAGAAAAATGGCCTGGTTTTAAACCTTGGAGACTCTCTTTGGTATGAAGGATCTATTAAGCCTTTTCGTAGCTTCAAGACTAAATATATTTATGAGTCTTCTGGGAATAATTATTTAATTCCGGGCGAGGATATTTTAACGGTGTCCGAAAGTATGGATTTTCTTAATTTGCTTTCCAAGCTCTCTTGGGAAAGGGGAAATTCATTTATGTTTTTAGGCGGCTGGCTAGGCTTGGCACCTTTTTGTGGAGCAATTGAGTGGAGGCCCCACCTCTGGATAACAGGTTCGAGAGGCACCGGGAAATCAACCATTATGGACGACATAGTGGGGCCTCTAATTTCTGGATATTCCAAAAGGTTTGAGGGCGACACAACGGAAGCTGGAATTAGGCAGACTATTGGCACGGATGCCCTGCCCGTTTTATTTGACGAGCTGGAAACCGAAAGAGATCCCCGCAGAGTCCAGAGCATTATTAAGCTATTCAGAAGTGCGAGCTCTCACAATTCAGGGCCCGTAATTAAGGGATCTGCCGGCGGGGAGGCAAAAGAGTTCAACACTCGGTTTGCAGCTATTGTTTCCTCAATTAACGTCAACTTGGCCCAGCAGCAGGACGAAAGCCGATTTACGGTGGCTTCACTTAAAAAAGACGTGAACAGCTACGAGCAATTTAGGCAAATTCAAAAAGACATTAGTGGCATGATTACAGATGATTTTGCTCAGAGGTTCTTTAATAGATCCATTGCCCTGTATGACGTTTATTGCGCCAATTATGCGGTGCTCTTGGAAACAATCGCAAAACGCCATGACGCACGCACGGGACAGCAGTACGGGGCGCTACTGGCCGGCTATGCGATATTAGAGCAAGACCATGCTGTATGCCCAGACCAAGCCGAATACTACGTTGATATGGCCAAAATCGGTGAAGTCAGGGACGAAATGACCGAAGACGTGGAAGTGGACTGCTTTAACCATTTGCTCAATCAGACAGTGCGCGTCAATGGACCGGTCTCCCCGGCACAAGATATTAGTGTCTACATGGCCATAGAAAATTGCTACGACTTTGGAAATCCGCTTCATCCTACAGAAAACAAAAGGCCCTATGAGTGGCGCAAGTCGCTTTCGATGTGGGGCGTTAGATGCGAGGATGATGGAATATATGTTGCCAATCGGCATCCGAAATTGAAGGAAGTTTTTAAAGACACTCCGTGGCATGATAATATGTGGCAGCAACACCTTGCCAAAATTGAAGGCAGTCTAAAAAACCAGCCTTTGCACTTCACAAACGTAAAAAGTACAAAAAGTGTGAAGATTCCGGTAGACGCAGTGCTTAATATCTTACCAAAATGAAAATGGTAATGAAGTGGTAATGAGAATTCCTTAATGATTTCAGGTGTCTACCAAAATTACCAAAATTACCACTTTTGCGCGAAGAGATATATATAAATAAATAAATAAATAATATTATGCGTTATTTTATTTTTTTATCTCCTAGTATCTATAATAATAATAATGGTAATAAAAGTAATATAATAATAATAATAATAGAAAGGCCAAAAAAATCAATAACTTAATGCAATGCACAAATCTTACCGCGTAGGTAAGATTGGTAATATTGGTCAGCTCTACAAAATATTTTCTGATTGGAGTGCGGCGGCGATGAACCGCAGCAATTTAACCTAGACTCACTCGGATTTGGCCCCTAGACTTTCACTGTTGCCTTTTTTTGCAGTTAGGTAGGGTTAGGGTTACATGGAAACTAAAAACGTTAAATTCGTGGCTTTCCTGCGGTTACAGGACATTTATCCCAGTAAAGTCGAAAAATTCGCTCGCGGAAAAGCTAAATACATTTTCGCCGATCTCACTCCAGATAAATGGAATCAACTAAAGCTCGACTTCGATAGGTCCGATTACCTCAAATATGCACAAGCTCTCGACTCTGTGGTAGACTTGGCTTATTAGAGGGGAATCATGGCTCAACTTAATGCAAAGCAGAAAAAATTTGTCGACGAATATGTGCGAAGTCGTAATGCGACACAGAGCGCCATAAATGCTGGATATTCTTCTGCCACTGCTCATGTGCAAGGTCCAAGGCTGTTAGGAAATGTTAGCGTTAAAGCTGAACTCGATAAACGCTTGGCTCATGTGCGAGACGAATCACAAGTTACAGTTAAAAACGTCATCAATGAGTTGGCCAAAGGTGCCTTTGCCGAGCTGCCCATTGAAGAGATGAAATGGTCCGATAAACTTAAATGCTTAGAAGTCTTATCGAAGTACCTAGGGTTAATGGATGGAATTGGAGCACCTAAAGACAATCGAGACAATGCCAAGACAAGACTTCTTGAATTGGTTGGAAGACTTAGTTCGCACTGATGAAATCGAAGCGTCCGAAGAAGCAATTAGAATTAGGTGCCAGCACGACTTCGAGCTTTTCTGTCATATATTTTTTCCGCACTTTACTGAGCATCCATTTAACAAATTTCACCGTGACCTATTTGCGTTTTATGGACAATCTGAAGTGGCAACTAGACGAGTGGATTGTGCGCCTCGCGGATATGCGAAGTCGACGGTTAAAAGCCTATTTAAGCCGGTCCACGACTTATGCTATGGATTACAACGCTATATACTCTTCATTAGTGCCACTCAAAAACAAGCAATTGGAAAACTTAAAGACATTAGGGCCGAAATACTTACTAACGATGCTCTTACTAGCATTTACGGAATACGGTTTCCTCATAAGCGTCCGGCTGAACAGAGCTTTGAAGTCCTTACGGATCACGGCTCGGCTTACCTTCAAACGGTTAGTGCGGGCACTGAAATTCGAGGGATACGCTACCGGGAGGCACGGCCATCTAAGATTATACTCGATGATGTCGAAGACTCCGAAGAAGTCCAAAACGAAGAACTCAGAGAAAAAACAAGAAACTGGTTCTTTGAAGTCGTCTCTAAGTTGGGAAATGAACGGACGGACATTGAAATAGTTGGCACCGTCCTGCACAGGGACTCGCTGCTAATGAACCTTTCTCGTAATCCAGCATACAAGACCAAAATCTATAAAGCAGTTATCTCATGGGCCGACCGTAAAGATTTGTGGGACGAGTGGCGACAAATATACGTGAACCTGGATAACGATAACCGCGAAACGGATGCAAAAAAGTTCTACGAGGAACACAAGACCGAAATGGATCTTGGCACTGAAGTATTATGGCCAGAGAAAGAACCCTACCATGCCCTAATGAAAGAACTCATCGAAACTGGTCGCCGTGCATTTATGAAGGAAAAACAAAACCAGCCATTGCCAAGTGGTGAGGCTTTGTTTGATGATATTTGGTGGTATAAAGAAGACCATGATCGCGGTGGCGTCGTAATTGAGAAGACTGGCGCATTTATTCCTTTCGAGGATATGCAAGCATTTGGAGCTATGGACCCAGCTACTGGTGAAGGGAGCTCCAAAACTACTAAGCTAGACTATACTGTTATTGCGTCGGGTTATAAAGATTTGAAGGGCCGACTTTTTGTCCATAGAGACTGGACCAAAAGAGCAAAGCCTACTCGCTACATTAGAGAGATTTTTGAGCAGCACTTGTTAATGAAATATGAGAAATTTGCTGTAGAAACAAACCTTTACCGCGGTTTATTGTTGGAGAACTTACAAAGAGAGCGTAAATTGTTGGAAGCTGAGCGTAAAAAAAGTGGTTTAAAGGATTGGCGAATAACTATACCATTTTACGAGATAGAAAGCCGCGAAAAGAAAGAGAAGCGGATTTTTACGCTTGAGCCCAAAGTTAATAATGGATGGATTCTATTTAATAAGAATCTAAGTGCGGAGTTTATGGAAATGATTGAAAATTTTCCTGTAGCAGATCACGACGACGCGCCGGATGCACTTGAGATGCTTTGGGGCTTGGTTAACAAGCGGTACAAGCCAAGTGCCCTTAATATATCGGCAATGGGGAGCGTTTAATGGCGGAAACAAGACGCTGGGCCGGACTGGCCAGCAGATCAGAGCTGAAAGTGGCAAATAACCTAGGCATTGTTCCTAAGCTACTTAATGACAAAGGTGCGAATAAATTTAGAAGAAAAGACCTTGATATTTACGACGCCTATTATGAGGGCCGGCAATATGCGGGCATGACTCAGTGGAAGCAAGCAATGAACCCGGACGGATCTTATATTCCAGTCCGGGAGCGTGCGCCGCTTTTGCAATACAACTTTGTTAAGACAATGTGCTCTAGGCTTTCTTCTAAGCTCGTCGGGGCCAAGAATTTTCCAAAATTCAAAGTAGAGGAAGATCCCGATACTGAGCAATATATTTCTATGGTTTTGAAAAGCTCTAAACTTAGGTCCAATATGGTTGAGCCCGTGCGCCGGATGTGCGCAAGTGGTTCAGCACTTGTAAGGTACTCAATTGTAAATGGAACTTGGAAGATTGACCACTATTTGGCAAAATGGTGCTTTCCGGAATTTGATGATAACGGAAATCTTCAGTCTGTAAAAATACAATATATTTATGAAGACAAAGAAGACTTGGACGAAAGGAAGCTGCCCAAGAAAAAATGGTTCAAAATGGAATTGGGCCCGCAGCGTGATGTGCTTTATAATAACCCGGAAGTAAGTGATGTTGGTATTGAAGAACCTGTTTTTGAAGTGGCGAAAGTCGCAGACCACAACTTGGGATTCGTGCAAGCGGAGTGGCTACGAACAGCCAAGCAGCCAAACAGTATTGATGGGCCTAGCCTTGTTAGTGATATTCTGGGTTTTGTTGACGAACTAAACTATTCTCTTTCCCAATCTGCTCAATCAATCTCGTATAATCAAGATCCCCAGCTAATAGTCAAGGGGATGGACGAGGAGGAGCTTAGCAGCCTAATCCGTTCTGCTACCAAGGCATGGAACGTAGGGCGAGACGGAGAAGCTAGTTTCTTAGAGGCCGGTATGAACGGCACCGAAGCGGCTGGCGAGTTTAGGGAAATGGTTAAGCAGAAGATCCAAGATGTGGCTCGGGTTATTATGCTTGATCCAGAAAAAACCGTAGGCCATGCCCAAAGTGGTCGTGCAATGGAAGTATTGCATGGGCCAATGGTTGATCTAATTGAAGAATTAAAGCCTGCGTTAGAGCAATCAATTCAGAACTTAGTTTTGAAAATGGCTTTAACTAATTTGATAGTGGCAGAGCGTGGCGGTATTGCGCCAATCAATGTGCCACCAGGCTATAAGCCAAAAAGCCTTAACCTTACCATTATGTGGCCTGATGTTTTTCCAAAAACAATGCAGGACTTACGGGACAAAGTTTCAGTTGCGGTGCAAGCTGCTAGTGGAAACCTTATTTCTCGTAAGAGCATGACTAAGTGGCTGGCAAAAGATTTTGATATTGAAGACATAGAGGCTGAGCTTGAAGAGATTGCTACTCAGCCTATTATTAACCCATTTGGAGCGTTTTAAATGAAAGATAATAAAGGCGGAGTTAGATTTATTCGTAAAAACGGCAGAGTCATTCCTATTCGTGGCGACAAATACAAGGGTGGCGCAAAAAGAAGTGGAATGAAGAAAAGAAGAAAGTCCTCTGGTTATAAGACGCAAAAAAGGGGAGTTGGTGAGCGAGCTAAATATGGAGCAAGAAAAGGCTTTGAATTCGGTGCAAAAATTGGTGGAGCTGTGGGTGGAATTGGAGCCGCAGCCAGTCTTGCATCAGGAAGTGGTCAAATATCCAGACAATTTTCTAGCATTCGTGGCGGAAAAGCAAAAGCTCTTTACGCAATCGGCGCAGCAGGTGGTGCAGCTCTAGGTACTGGTTTTCGTGCGGCAAGTGGAGCAATAAAAACTGGTATTGCTGGAGCGGCACTTGGAGCAGCAGGAAGTGCTGCATTTGGAAGACGAACAAAGAAGAGAAAGAAAAAATAAAAACTCTACAAGATTTTAAGTGAGCGTTTTAATGGCTAAAGAACATACAGACAAACAAGGAAACAAATTAAGATTTATTCGTAAAAACGGCAAGGTCATTCCCATTAGGGCCAAAAGTGGAAGAGGATATACTGGTGTTAAAGCCATGAAGGGAAAGAAAAAAGGCCGTTTTACTCGTACAAAAAAAGGTGGAGTCTTTGTTTCTAAAGGTGCCGACAAAAGAATGAGTGAGTCTGGCAAAAGAGGAAGCTCTGCTGGATTTAAAATTGGCGGAATTTTAGGTGGTGGTGCTGCCGGCTATATGTTTGCAAATACTCCAAGAGGCAAGGGCGTAAGTAAACTTGGAGCAGCACTTGCTACAGCAGTTGGAGTTGGTGGTGCAGCTCTAGGTGGCGGAATAGTTGGAGCTGCTGTTGGTAGAGTTAAAGGCAGAAGAAGGCAGGCCAAGAAAGAAATTAAAAAGGGTAATATTGCAATTTATAGAAAGCGGCAAAAAGCTAGCACAACGGGTATGTAATGGCACAACAAAGAAAAAAAGGTCAAGTCAGATTTATAAGAAAGCGTGGCCGTATTATTCCAATTAGGTCTAATAAGAACACAAGGGCAGCGGGAGATATATTCTCAAAAAAAAACTTGCCAGCATTAGCTACCATTGGCGCGGCTTCTGGAGCAGCATTTGGCGGCTTATATGCGGCTGGGCGCGCTCAGAAAAAGTCTAATAGTCTTTTAAAAGTTGGAAAGACTGCAAAAGCGAATTCACTAAACCGAATGGCTAAGGTTTTAAAGTTTAAGTCTAGGGCAGTTCCTGCAATCATTGCTGGGACGGCACTTTTATCTATTGATAGACGTTCAAGAGATGAAGGCACTGTTTTTGATATTGGAAACACTAAAGGGGCTTTTAATGTGGCCACCACATTGGGCTTGGGATACTTGGCCGCTAGAACCGGAAAGCGTTTTGAAAAGTGGGGACTTCGTGGCGGTAAATTTCCCTGGAAGTTGAGGGATATATAAATGCCATTAGGATTTCAAACTAGGACAATGAAAAAAGGCGTTCAAGAGGAGCGCCAATTTACAGAGCCGGCAATTCGTTTTCGTATGATTAAGGGCAGAGTTGTTCCTATATACAACAAAAAAAGAATTGGTGAGATTACAGAAAAATATTCTGCAAGGGCTGTGGGTGCTGGTGCTGCAATTACAGCGGCTGGCCTTATGAAAACCCGGGCGAGAAAAAAGACTTCTGCGTTTTTAGCAAAACGAGGAATAAAATCTAAAGATTTGAAGTTTACTTTCAATCAAAATAGTGGCTTTTCCAAAATGATGAATAAAAGACCAAAAACTAAGTTTATAGCCAAGTCTTTAGCTAAGGTTTCAAAAGGAGCTGTGAAAGCTGCATTTAGCAAGAGAGTTGGCCTTGGATTGCTTGGAGCTGGATTGGTAGGAACTGAAGTTGGCATCGAGCTTCAAGCAAGAAGTCCTTTTGGATATGACGTTGGGGCTGGCGTAAAAACGGGAAATAAGTAATGGAAAGAAAAAGACAAGATGTTGTTTTTCGTAGGGTAAGAGGCAGAATTGTTCCTATAAAACGTAAAAAAGGCCAATCAAGAAAGGCTCCAAAAAGGTTTGACCCTACACGTAGAAGTAGATCCCAAAAACGAAAAGATAGAATAACAGGCTTTTCATTACTTGGTTCAGGATTATTAGGAGCTGGTGCCACTGGATATGCCTCTGGTCGTTTATTTAGAAAAGGCGCTGCCGTTGGTCAAGAAATTCAAAGTCTAACAATGGGAGCCGACATTGTTAATAGAATGCGCGGGGTAGATCCAAGACTACAACGCGATGTTAGCCGAAATATGCTAGGCCTTGCGGGCAGAAGATTGCCTAAGTTTGGTCGCACCATGGCCACATCAAAAGCTGGATTGGCACTTGCTGGTAGTAGCTTGTTATTTGGTGGTGTTGCTGGTGAAGGTGTTACAAGGCTATTTCAGTCAACGCAGCAAAAGGAAATTGGATCTGGTGAAGCAATTGGTTCGGCAATTGTTGGATTGGGCGTTGGAAAAGTGGTTGAAAAAAGTTTTAAAAAAGGTGTTGGCAAAAAGCTATTAAAGCGAATTCTTACTAAGGGCCGCATATAATGTTTGCACCAGGTTCACAGCCAGAAGGCGACTTAGTTAAAAACAAAAACGCCAAGCCAATTACTTTTGTAAAGAATAAGGGGCGGCTTTCTTTGCGCATGGGCAATAAGAAAGTGGGCGGGGCAAAAATGGTAAATGAGCGGCTTGCAGAAATGAAGGCAGAAATTAAGCAGGCAGAAGCTGGCCGAGCTGTTACTACAATGAAAGATACAGGACCAGGAAGCCCAGAGTTTAAACGCTATGGGATTAAATCCACTTTCCCCACTTGGTTTAGGCAAGAGGGATACAGCTCAAAAAAAGATTTTTTGAAGGTTATCAATAGCAGGAAGGGCAAGAGATATGAAAGGCTTGTTAAGAGGGCTATTGGGGATCTTAGTAATGGTTATTCTTCCAGTTTTGGCCGCGTACCTGCTAATGATGATTTTCTTGTGAAGAGTCGGCAGCGGTTTAATAACAAAGGTGTTACGTTTAGGTATATAGACGGTAAGGTTAGGCCAATGCGTTTTGGTGGGCGTCCGCGGTTAGAGGAGGCTCCTTTTTAATGGCAAAAGGTAAGCTATTAAAATTTAAAGGGCGGTTTAAGTTTGTGAAGGATTACGACCTTCACTTTGGAATTGCTCATGGTAAATTTAGAACGGCTGCTGGCAACGCATTATCTGCTGACAGAAGAATTCGATCTATTAAGGTAGCAAGAAATACCTATTCTGCGTCACGAAAAAACTATTTTAAAAATACTAAAGGCAAAATGGGCGTAATGAGCTTAGACCTATTTACTAAAGGTTTAGCCAAGCGTTTAAATTGGGATATGGGCACAGCACTGGCCAGTCAAAGAAACGTGGAATTGTCTAGAGCTGGGCAATTAAAGAAGCTGGCAAAAATGCGAAGAGATTCTGGAAAGCAAGCGGTTAAATCTCGTCGTGAAATGAATAATTTAATTAAGCCAAGGTCTAATCCTGACAGAATGGTAAATGCCAGAAGCAAAGGCGTAATATTTAGATATGTAAAAGGCCGTGGGCTTGTGCCAATGCGACCAAAGAAAAAAAGGTAACGCATGGCCTTTTTTGAAGACTCGACTGTTACAGAAACAATTGATAAGACCATTAAAAGAGTTGAGCGCCTTGAGGAGGAGGAGCAAAAAAAACTCTTAAAGGTGTTTCAGCGTGTCAGAAGAGAATTACAAGACCGATTGCTCACAATTCCACCAGGAACTTTCTCCGAGCAACAAGCAAATGTCACACTTGTTCAAGTTACGGCTGCAATTGAAGCAATTAAGCGTGATCTTAGAGGGCAAATGGTTGAGTCCTCAGAAATCCTCGCCAATCGTGGAATTTCCGATCTGGTTGAAGAAATCGAAAAGTTCCAAAAAGAATTTGAAGGAATAGTGCAGCCCATACCCATTGATAGGGTGGTGGTGGCCACAGAAACAAATAGATTCTTGCTTAATAAATACCAGGCCTCAATTGATGCCTACGGCGAAGGCCTGCGCTCACAAATTACTTCCAGCATAGTTACAGGCCTGGCAGCTAGAGACACCACAGAGAGAACCGTGGAGCGCCTAGTGGCCGATGTTGGCCGCTTCTTTATCGGTGAAGAGTGGAAGCTACGACGCATTGCACGAACAGAATTACATAACGTCTACAACTTTTCAAAGCTGCGCGGAATGCAGACAATAGCACAGGAAACGGTGCCTGATTTGAAAAAAGCGTTAGTTCATCCGATTGATGGAAGGACTGGCGAGGATTCTATGGAGCTTGCTCGTAAGAATCCAGTTGTGGACATAGATCAGCCTTTTCGGTTTAAATGGAAGGGTGATACTCGGGTTTTTATGTTCCCGCCGGATAGGCCGAACGACCGAGCTATTATGATCCCTTACCGAAAGGCTTGGGATTAGTTACTAATAACGGGCCAGATGCCCAAAAAGGAGTTATAGTTATGGATACAGAAGTCAGTGCAGAAACCCAGGTGGTGGAAACACAAGCAACGGTAGACGCTCAGGCAGCAGAAACCTCACATCAAGAAACCCAAGCGGCTCCTGGTGAGCGTGACCTTGGTTGGACGGATGAACAGAAGGCCTACATTGAAGGTCTTCGCAAAGAAAGTGCGAAATACAGAAGTAGAGCAAAGAACCTTGATGGCGAATTGCAGTCTGTAAATCAGCGGCTTTCTAAATTCGAGTCTGGATTAAAAAATATGTTTGGAGGGGAAGAAGACCAGGAGTTGACCCCAGAAGAAACTATTTATCAGTTGCAGGCTCACAATGAGGCTTTAGAAATGCAAAACGCCATTACTGAAGTCGCGTTGGAATATGGTGTAGGTGCCCAGGATATGGGATTTTTCCGTTATTTGCTTAACGAAAGAGCGGCAGTGATGGAAGAGGGCGAGGAGCTGACAGAGGATGATCTAGAAGAGATTATTTCCGAAGTTAGGGCCAGAGGTGGCCAGCCAGCTAACACTAGCGTTACGGGTGACGTAACAGCAAGTGGCGTTGATTCTCCTGAAGCTGACTCAGGTGATGGAGTTACTTTTGAGCAATTCCAAACTATGAGCCTTGGCGAAAAATCAGCTCTCTACCAAAAGAGCCCGGACCTATACAATAGACTAGCGGCGGCTGCAAAAAAGGCGCGTGTAAGAATTTAAGGAGTAAATAATGTCTACTGTAAGTACGGATTTTGTTTTTGAGCCCAAGGTGTGGAAAGACCACATTGCGGCATATTTTGACGATAAACTGCTTTTTGGTGCAATCGCTATGCGCGACGAGACCCTAAAAGCTCAACCAGGCGAAACAATCAACTTCCCTTATTTCAATACAATTGGGGCCGTTGAGGAGCCTGCGGAAACTGCCGCTTTGGCTGTGGACAAGCTAGCAGATGATAGCTTTCAGTCTACAGTGAAAGAAGTTGGTAAGGCCGTTGGTGTTAAAAAGAAGGCTTTCGTTGTTTCAGCAGCTCGTACAGAGCGAATCATTCAGGAAATCACTGCTCAAATGGGCCGTCGTCATGCTGAGAAAATTGACGATGATCTTTTGGCTGAGTTTTCTGGTGCTGGTAACTTTGCCACCACTTCAGTTGGTGCTGGAGCTACAGTTCAAAAAATTAACCAAGGTAAAGTCACCATTTTCGGCGACAAGCACACAGATGCAATTGCCCTACAAATTAACAGTCTAGACCTTTTGTCTGTTGTTAATGACACAACTACCGGCTTCCTAAAAGCAGATGCGAATGATCCAATGATTCGCGTTCCTGGTTTTATGGGCCGCTTGTTGGGTATGGCAGTTTTTGAAACTGACAAAGTTCCTGCTGGAAAGTGCTATGTGCACAAGCAAGATGCTTATGGCTTTATTGTTAAGCAAGACCTAGAGCTTGAAAGTGACTATGACGTGCTTAACCGTGAGTGGGTATTTACTTCTACTCAATGGTATGCAGTTAAGTCATTCCACGCTAAGATTGCCGTTGATGATCTTAAAACGGGTGAAATTGTATTTGCTTAATTATTGGGCCCTGCAACTTGAGGGGGGAGACTATACTCCCCTCTCAGGCTTTAAGGAGTTGGAAATGGGAATTATGATGGCCCGCAGACGGGCAAAGTATGAAATGGACGAGGCTTCTAAGAAGCGCGCCGAAAAGAAAATGGCTGCAAGAGAAGCTGGTAAAAAACGTGGTCCTGGTCGTCCACCTAAACCCAAGGCTGAAGCCAAACCAGAGGTGAAGAGTGGCCCTAACGGACAAGGAAAAGCATAAAACAATTTTCTACCTTGGTTGGAGTGGTCTAACCATTGTGGAAGATTCTACGCAATTTAATAGCGTTGTCCGTGATAGGCTGGGGACTACTCTAAAGCCTTTAAACCTTCAAATTGAGAAGAAGGTAAAAGAGCTTCTGGAGCAGTTGGAGGCTTTAGACGAGTCGCTAGAGGCAGCCAGATGCCGTCTATCAGCTAGTAGAGTTGACAGCATTACCATGAACCCAGACGAGATTAAGTGGCTGAGAAGCGAGCGTAGGCGCTATATTCGCGAATTGTCGGATCATTTGGACATTCCAATTATGAAATCCGGCGGTGTTAATATGAGCGTGGTTGTATGAGCTGCAATATCCGTGAGTCTTTGCTTAGGTGTACAGACAAAATATTGGAAACCCGGGAGAATATCGGGGCCCAATTAGCGGATGCTTATATTATAACTAGAACTTGGTCTGGTGAGCGTCCTGGTGATGGCTCATTTTCCGATGTTGAGAGTAAAATATATCCTACTCCAGAGATAAAAGACTATTCTCACGATGTGAGGGTGCAGGAAGCTGGAGCATACAAGTCTGGGGATTTAGTTTTGGTAGGAATTAGCCGAAACCAATATCCAGAGGAAGAACCGTTGCGCACAGACACAACGGAGAGAAACGTGGAAAAGTTCATAAAAGTAGGGACTCATTACTACAGGACTATTCACATTAAAGAGAAATTAGTAACTTGGGATCTACATATTAGAAAAGTAGCCCAAGATGAAACCGAAAGGGGTTAGAAATGAAAGACGAAATGACTAAAGGTTTTTGCATGAAGCCTACTTCTGCCTACAATTCACAAAAGCCGGTTGGCAAGCAAGGTGCTGGCCAAGCTGACATGGCAGGCGCTCCTGTTGATGCAGTTTCAAAGCCTGGTGTTATGCCTCGTAAAATGGGCAGCATGAAAATGGGTGGAATGCAGGGGCCAATTCAGCCTAAAGTTGGTAAGTAATTGGCCACGACCAAAACTGTAAGGCTTGAGAACTTCGCAGACGAGATAAGAAAAACAAATAAGGTTCGTTTGGAAGATTACCAGGCTTCAGTGGTCCACGGTGTAATTAAGTCAGTCCCGGATTTGATAGAATCGAGTCCGGTTGATACTGGCGAATATGCGGCCAGTTGGGATTTTACAGCAGATGAACAATCAGCGATTCTTGGTAATTATGCTCCTCATGCTCCTATTATTGAGCGCGGCGCTAGGCCATTTACACCACCTCTACAGCCTTTACTTGCCTGGGCAAAAAGAGTGCTCCAAGACCCCAGCCAGCCACCAGACTACAGTAGAGAAGTATGGGCCCTGGCCCAAGGAACACAACAAAAGATTGCCAGAGAAGGAATGAAGCCGCGTAATATACTAGAGCAGGCCATTCCGGGAATCATTGCAAATATTAAAGAGGAATTAGCAAAGCGTGGCGGATAGCACAGATAATGAAAGCATAATAGAGGTTGTGCCCAAAGTTTTGGGCCAATACCTATTAGATAATGTGCAAGGCTTGCGCGAATACTATGAAGAATTTCCTTCTGCGCACGAAAGAATTAGAACCCCTTCCGTGAGCATTATTGCCGCCACTACCGATTTTCGACCAATGGCGGCTCCCTACAAATTAGAGCAAGGCAATATTGTAAGAAGCCAATCCACCGTTCAATATGTGGTGGGCTTTTACGACTTTTCTTTGCAAGTTGATTTGTGGACCGGATCTAAAGAAGAAAGAGCTGATATATTTGACGCTATGTTTAACGCACTAAATCCCGAGATTACTCCTATGGGGCTAGTCTTGGAAATGGAAGAATACTTTAATCAGTTGTGCGATTACACATATACGGGCCATAATATGGGGGATAGTGAGGAACGATCCCAGCGAGACGAGTGGCGGGTTACTTTAACAGTGCTAGCCTCTTGCAAAGCGATTAGAGATAAGAAACAATTCATTATTGAAGACATTGAACTGCAATCTGATATTAGCGAGCAGGTTTTGGTCACTGAGGAGTAATAAATGGGAATTTTTAGAACAAACGACCCTACACAATACGATGATATTGATGGAATCATCATAGATGAAACGGCTCCACCGCCAAGTATTAGTGGCGTTGCTGCTAACATTGCTATTCTTGTTGCTCAGTTTGAGCGTGGTCCCGAAGGTCTGGTAGAAGTAACAAGCGATCCCGAGCTTAAAGAGCTTTATGGTGGCGCTACTTCTTCAGGAATGAAACAACTAAAAAACAAGCGTTTTGGTCGTTTAAAAATTTCCCGAGCTGTAGCTTCAGATGCTGCGGCTTCTACTCTTTCCCATGATGCTAAGGTGCAATTCGATGCGCTTTACAAAGGTGCTTACGGCGACAATTTGTCGGTTGTTGTTGAAGCTGGAACTGCACAAGGTTCTAAATATATTTTCAACGACGGAAACCCTAAAGCCCAAGTGGTCCAAGAAATTTACGACAACTTGCTAATTGATGAAATTACTCCTGCCACTTTTGCCGGCTCTAAGTTGATGAAGGTAACAGTTTTGGATGCAGGTTCTGGTGAGCCCGCGGCTTTGGCTGAGACTAACTTAGCAAGTGGTTCTGATGGCACATTGGCCGACACTGATTATGAAACTGCAATTGGTTATTTGGCTGTTGAAAAAGCTGGTAACGTAGTATTCTTAGACGAGTACAACGCCACTAGAAACGGATACCTAAAAACCCATGCAGCAGATACACAAGACAAAATGGTTATTGTCTGCGGAGCGCCCGGTGATGATCGAGCTACTGCTATTGCCGATGTGGTTAATTATCGCGACGCTGATGGGCGGATTATTTATTCTTGGCCTTATGTTAATACCACTATTGACGGCGCTCAAGAATTGGTTCCACCGGCTTCTTTTTACGCAAGTGTAATTTCCCAAACGTCTCCCCACATTGCTCCTTCATATACTCAAAACACTCAATACCTTTCTGGAATTACAAGTCTTGAGTATGAGGAAAGCCGAAACGGTTACATTGCTCTAGATGCCGCTGGTATTAGTGCAATGGAGCTTGACCGTGACGTTGGTTTCCTAATTAAAAATGCTGTTGTGACACAAATTATTAACAGCTCCAAAATTACAGTTTTGCGTCGTCGAATGGCCGACTTCTTAACTAATTCTATTGGCTTTTATTTGAAGGCTTATCAGAATGATGTAAACAGTCGAGAAAAACGTGATGAAGTTAAGTCTTCTATCGTTGCCTTTGACGACGGTTTAATTTTAGAAAAAATCCTACCTGGAGCCCAAGACGTGAAAGGCGGAAGCCCACGTCTAGTTGATACTGAGTCAGAAAACACTGATGAAAGTATTGCTCAAGGTAAATTCATCATTCTTTACAAGCGTCGCATTTTCAGCTCTATGCGCTACATTGTGCTAAAAGCTGAGATTGGCGAAAGCGTAGTTGTAACAGAGCAAGAGGGGTAATAAATGGCTAATCCATCAATTAGAGGTCATAAGGGCCAGTTTAAAGTATTTGAAAACGGGGCCCTTACAAATATCGTAGACATTACAAGCGTTGACGTTAGCCAAGACTCTAGCTTTCAGCGTACCTTTTACGTTGGCCGTCCACTTGCTGAAGGCGACCAAACAATTGAAGGCTGGAGCGGATCTATTGAAATGGAAGTGAAAGATGATTCGGTGGATGCTTTCATTGATGCGCTAATTGCTAACAACTTGGTTGGTGTTGGAATTAGTGACTACACTTTTCTAACTACTGAAGAGTACACAAACGGCGTTAGAGCTAGTTACGTTTACTTTGATGTGCAGTGGAAAATGAGCCGCACGCAAGCTGGATTGACTGAGAAAATGACCAAACGTCTTGAATTCCAAGCTTCTGGTCGTCAAAGACTGTAGTTTTAAGTTAAAAAAAAGAGGGATTTTGTAATTAACAAGATCCCTAGTTACGTAGGAGTTAGTTATGGCAGAGGTTATGGTTCACAAGGTAGTATTGTCCAGCGGTAAAGAGGTTTTGCTTCGGGACATGAAAATTAAGGACCAAGAGTTAGCGGCTCAGGCTGCCGGACAAAGGGCCGGCGAAAACCAGATGGCAATGGCCATGGGAATGCAGCAAGAGCTTATTAAGTTGTTGCTTGTGCAAGTTGACGGCAAAGATATTCCCGCACCAGAACGGGAAAACCTAGACTCACTTTTCAGCTATCAAGAATATCAGCAGGTTTCACAGGTTCTTTCCAAACTAATGGGGACTGAAGACGTGGGAAAGTTTCAAATGGAACTCGTTCCCTCTGGCGCAATATAACCTGGATCTGCCGCTATACTAGCCTCCGGCCTAAAGATGTTTTGGAACTAAAGCCGATAGAGCTTAAAATATTGTCTGAGACTCTTGCGGATATACTCAATAAAGAGTCTGGAAGGTAGTAATGGCGGCACCACAAGTATTTAAAGTCTTAACCGAGTTTCGTTTTGAAGTAGGCAGTGCCGTTGCTAAGTCTGAACAATTAGCTGGTGCTGTTGATAAAGTATCAAATGCCGCGGATCAGGCGCTTATTAGCTTCCAAAGAATGTCGATTGGTATGGTGGCCGGATATTTGTCTGGGCCTGGTGGTGGCGTTTTAGGCATTCTTGGAACTGCTATAAAAAGCTCAGAGCAATTTCTAAAAGCACAAGTGGCGCTAGCTAACATTATGGGCCGAAGTGCTGGATCTTTTGCCGCTCGAATGCAATTTGCCAAAAATGAAATGATGGAAATTAAGCGGTTATCTAGTGAATTTGGATTGCCGGCTGAACAGTTGGTTAATGTTACAAAGTTCACAGCTCCAGCCTTAAAGGGTACTTTTGGCGCTCAGGGCGCTATTAGAGAAGGCGCAAACCTTGGTAGGAACTTTTTAAAAGCCGCTCCTAGTTTAGGGATTGATTCCGCGGAAGCTCTGGATAACGTGCAAAGGGCTTTGCTTGGCACTATGCACGCGGGAGATTCTTTATTTCAAACCTTGGTAGCTGACACAAAAACATTTGCTCAGTTTAACGGACAATTTAAGCAGTTTAAGGCTAAGAGCACAGCAGAGAAAGTTAAGTTATTAAACGAAGCATTTGAAGAATACTCAAAAGATTTAGATTCAGTTAAGCGGTTGCAGCAGTCCGTAAATGGTCAAATGCAAATGTTTAGAGAAAACCTAGTTGGAATGTACAGCATTTTAAGGCCACTAGGTGACACAATAAATAGTGTAGTTGTTGAAGCCTTGCAGAGAATGAACAACTACATAGACGGGACTCTTAGAAGAACAATTGAAAACGTGTCTTTTGCCATTGAGCCATTTGTTAAAGATATGGACACATTGCTAGCCACTTTTATGCAATTTAGAGAGCTAAAGTCAGATTTGCAGCAGGCTGGGACATGGTTATTTAGAATTGGCGCAATGATTGGATTACAGGAGGCGCTTAACTTTTTAGGCATAAAAGTGCCAATTGTAAGCACCGCATTGGGCAAGCTAAAAGATGCAATAGACTTGTTAAACGGATCTGCGCTCGCTGGGCTTAGAACAATAATGGAGGGCATATTGCCCGCTGCCAAGGGCATAGGAACTGGAATTATTGCTAGCTTTATTCCGTTTTTGAAAAGCGCTTTTAGTGGAATTAAGTCATTTTTTAAAATGATGCCTACGGTTTTTAAGTATTTAAACACTTTCACAAAGTTAATGAGTACGTTTTTAATTCCAATCATTGCTTTGGTGACTGTTTTTCAATTGCTTTCAAGGGCGGTTGCGATTTTTAAAATTGAAAAAGCAAAAATGATTAGCGCGTCACTTGAACGACTTTCTGAAGTTGGCGCTTTAATATCAAGATTCCTTGCTGTTTTCTTGGAGGGCTTTGACAATTTAGCCAGAGGTTTAGCGGTAAGCCCGGTTTTTGATATTCTGTTCAAAATAGTAAATACTTTTGTGGATGTGGTGGAAACTGTTGTAAAGGGGCTTGTTTTAGCGGCTGGAACTTTCCAAGGCCTTGTCTTTGTGGTTATGGAAATGGCCAACAATGTAACTACTATGTTTAAGTTGATGGCCAGAGATATTTTAATGGTATTGTCTGGATTACCAGGGCTTGGGGATCTTAAGCCAAAGGGGCCCGCTCCAAAGTTTAAAGGCGCATTTGGTGGCGAAATATTTAAAGCATTCGACACTGGTGTAGAAAATATGTTGGAAAAGGTTTTTGGAAAGCCAGAAGAAGATTTGCCACTAAGCGGAATGCAGCAAACCAATAACATTACAAATAACTTTGATATTAAAGAGAAAATAGAGCCAGACCGGATTGCATTTACACTTACGGATCAGTTGCAGAAATTGGCTCAAAACCCAAGGGGCGCTCAAGACAAACCACTTGGAACGGTAACGGTGGGCGGATAGATGGCTGGATTTTTTGATTTAGATTTAGAAGCGGCGGGCAGAGATTTAGCTAATAAGCTGACTTCACCTTTTGACAAGATTCTAAACGCCAATGACTTAAAAAATGCACTTGCAGAAGCTAATAAGAAAAACGACTTCCCGGGCGGCTTTATTTTTAAGGAGCTTAGGGAGGAAGTCGAGGGTGAGCCTTTGCAGGTTACTCTCATAAATGAGTTTATGCCGCACGACTCGTTTACAAGTGGTGGTGAGCAGAGAATTCAGAAAGACTATTACCCAGGAAACCCAGAGCCTACTGTTCAGGTGTTGGGGCCAAAAGAGTCTGATATTACTTTGCGTGGCCGACTAAAGGTAAAGAAATTCCAGTTTAGGAATGCCAGCATTACCCAGGAAGAAGCTAGACGTATTCCATTAAACCTTAGAAACCTAATGGAAAACGTAAGGCAAAGAGGATACACATTAGAAATTACTTTAGGTGGTTTTACAGTTTATGGCCACTTGGTTAAAACCGAGTTTTCTTTAAAGACTTTTGCCGATATTGATTACAGCATAACTTTTTCTATTATTGGGCCTAATAAGCCTTCGACTCTTAGCTGTAAAATTGATAATACACAGAAGAAGACTCCTTATGAGCTGAGCAACACTCTTAAAGAAGCCATGGCGGCATACGAAGCTAATTATAGCACGACGCCACCGGGAATGGATCAGAGTTTAGCAGACCAGATAAAGGGAAAGATTAGTGATGTGGCTGCCGCGGTAGCTACAGTTACTGATTTTGTAGATAACTTTTTGGACGAGCTAGACGACTTGAGAAGTGCTGTAGATCAAGCCACGGGATTGGTAAAAAACACTAGGAATAAGATTTTAAGTTATGGGCGGACCATCGGAGCAATCAATGCTTATGGAGGCGTTCCAATCGTCCTTGGGACGGGGATCTCCCTCAGATATATTAATGCCACCTTCATATCAGATAGCCTTAGCGATAGTTATTCTCTCTTGTCTATTGTTGCTCAATTCGAGGAACAGATAGCAGCTATTGCAGCCACTGAGCCATTAGCTAGGCATAGAGTGCAAGACGGCGATAACTTGCAGCGGCTTTCTATGAAATATTACAATGATAGTTCATTGTGGCAGACTATTTTCGACCATAATAAACTTACTGACACAGAACTAGAAATTGGCTCAGTGCTTGAAATACCGAGGACATAATGGGCGTATATTTTCCCCAGGCGGTAGTATCTTTTCGGATTTTGTTTGAGGATTATGGAAACATAACCAAGGAAAAACTACAAAACGTCTATGTGTTTAATGTGATTCCCAAAATGGTCAAGGTGAACATAAATTCGTATCGTGAGGCCGACGAATTCGAGTGCGAGATTGATTACAAATATTTTCCTTTTGATCCAAGGTCGATTAGGTCTTGCGGTGTAACGGTTCATATTGAGGATAGGAAGAGATTGCCTTCTGATCTTTCTCAGTCTGTTTTGAAGCCTACAAAAGATAATATTTTGTTTCAGGGTTTTGTTGATGAAGACCATATAACATTGGATCAGCAGACTAGGACTGTAAAGTTAGAGGGACGAGACTTCACTTCAATGCTTACTGATAAGCAATATTTTGAGCGTCCACTTACTGGCTCTGAGACTTTGGACAAAACTATTCAGCGGCTTATAGATACGAATGACGACACAAGGTGGGTGCCTTCTGAAAACCGAGGTATTGAAGTTGTAAACAGAACTGGAGCTCCTCTTATTACTTTTGGAAAAGTTTCTCCTGACCTTGGCAATAAGGGAAAATCCGGCCGTAAAAACAGCCGTCGTGGTCTTAGCTATTGGGATATAATCCAAAACCTATGTTCTAAGGCTGGCCTTGTTGCTTACATAGAAATAGACAAGCTAATTGTCACAAAACCAAGAAACCTTTTTAATAAAGACAACGCCAAGCTATTTATTTATGGCAAAAACGTAACGTCATTGGATTTTAAAAGAAAGATTGGCCGGCAGAAAAACTACAATGTTAAGGTGACAAGCTACAACAGTTTGAAAAAGAAAGTCATTACTGCGCTAATTCCCAAAGACGCATCAAAAGAGTGGCGCAAAGAAATAGGTATTCCAGATGGGCTTTTAGACAAGCAAGGCCAATTGACAATTGATAAGCAAGGAACCGATGGAAAGCCTGTAAAGGAGCCGGCTCCTTATTTGTCTTTTAGAGTTAAAGATGTGACAGACCAAAAGACCTTGGTGGAAACCGCAGAAAGTATTTACGAGCAAATTGGGCGGCAGCAAATTGAAGGCAAAATACAAACAAAAGAAATGGTTACTTGTAATAGGGATGAGACTACAAAATTTGATATATTAAAGCTGCGCGTGGGTACTCCTCTTGAAATATCCATAGACCAGGGAGACATGAAGGGCATTCCTGATTTGCTAAAAACTGGAAATAAAGCAGAGCAAATTAGGCGAATAACAAAGTTTTTAACAGACCAGCGTTATCCCGAAAGAGTCGCTGGTGCCATGGCTGAAGCCTTGACCAGGTTTAGCAATCCATTTTTTACTAAGGCTGTGAGCTACACAATGGGGCAAGATGGGTTTACGGCTGACATTGAATTTTTAAACTTTATCGAAATAGACGAAAATTTGGTGAAATAATGACCGGCGGTAACGTATTAGAGACATTGAGGGAAGTATTTAAAGACCAGAGAATACACTTGTCTTTAGCAGTTGTTGAGAAGCTCGAGCTTGCCGACGATAGGTCATTTTTAAACGTGCTAGTTAATTTGGTGCCGGATCAGCTAACAATTGTTGCGCAAATGAGCTGGCAGCAAGTGGGGCCAGATGCTGGAATATATGGATTTCCTGTAGTTGGTGATGCTGTAATTGTGGCTTTTATGGAAGGTGACGAGGATGCGGCTTACGTAATTTCTAGGCTTAGTTCACAAGAGGATAAAATTCCTGTTCAAGCTGTGGACGGGGATACTGTAGTTCGGGCGCTTTCAGGCAAAAAATCCCACATTTTGTCGGATTCAGAGATATTATTGGGGCGCGGCGGCTCAGATCCTACCGAGCCTTTAGTATTGGGTGCTATATTTAAACAGGCATACAGTAATCACTTGGGGTTATTGCAGCAGCAAGCCAACACTTCGGCAGCTCATAAACATATTGGAAACTTAGGTTTCTTGACGGCTCCACCAGATTTGGCTTCTGATTTTACTCAGGTGGCCAGCGATGCCGGGGCAATTCAGTCTAGTCCGGTTGATGATGAGGCTATGCTTTCAGACCTAAGTAAGACGGAGAAATAATTATGCCTATGACTCAGGCCACATTAGCAGCTAGAATTATTGCAGAGATAGTCGCTTTATATGGCCCGGCAGATGACCCAGCAATTTTGCAGCAATTTGCTAATGCTATAGCGAAGGCGGTTGTGGACGAGATACAGCAGAATGCCCAAGTAAACCCAGGCATTCCAGTTTCGACGAGTGGTGGGCCTGGTTCTACGACTGGGCCGGGGACGATAAGTTAATGGCTAGAATTGACGAGATACTGTTAAGAGATATTTTACACGACGGGGATTTTAGGGAAACCGCAAACGGTGATTTGCAGACAATTTCTGGTCTTCAAAACCTATACCAGGCTCTTTTTCACAGGCTCATTACTTCACCGGGCACTTTAATTCATAGGCCAGAATATGGCGTTGGGATTAAGGATTTTCAAAATGCGCCGGCTTCATTACAAAACCAGACCACATTGGCCAATAGAATTAGAGAACAATTCGAGCGTGAAAGCCGGATCGAGAGAATTACAGGCTTTCAGTTTGATGTTGATGACGAGCGGCCAGAATTGACTACAATAACCATAAAAGCAAGGATTCGCGGTTATGGCGAAATTGACCTTGGCTTTCAACCATTTGGAGCGGTTTAAATGGCTACAGAAGTCCCAAGTCAGGAAGAACTATATTTAATTTTTAAAAATGAAGTGCAGTCTCGTGCGCCACAATTAACGGATTTTGAAGAGGGCGCAATAAATGATGCAATTGCCGGTGCTACTTCCGTTGCTGGTACAGAGTTAATTAACCTTCTATTGAAGAAATTTGCACAAACTTGGTTTGGTACAGCCAATGGGCCAGAAATTACTGGTGGTCCAGATGACCTTGAAACCTTGGCGGTTGACCACTTTGGAACATTGTTTAGTCGTCCAGAGGCAAGTCCTGCTGTGGGTGTGGTGGAATTTAGCAGGCCAACAGCAGGAGCCGGCACAATTCCCATTTTGGCGGGCACGGTTGTAAAAACAGATCCCGCGGCAGATGGGACTGAGCAAAGATTTGAAGTGCTTTCAGATGTTAATATTAGCGGCTTATCAGTCCAGGCTTCTGTGCAGGCAGTAAACCCGGGCGAAGAAGGCAACGTAAACCCTAATACTGTGGTGAATATTGAGACTGCCCTATTAGACCCGACTATTGTGGTCACAAACCCGGCTGCATTTACTGGTGGGGCGGCAGAATTAAATGATGCGGATTACAGGGATTTTATTCGACGAAGCATTGAGTCTTTGCGCGGGGCGACAAAGCAGGCGATTGAGGCGGCAGCCTTAAATGTTTCTGGGGTGGAAAACGCGACTGCTATTGAGGACTTAATTCCCGTTGTCGAATGGGATATTGGGGGAAATGCTCCTGTTAATACGGATTACTTCCGTATTCCCCGCGTGAGGCTCTTTATTGCCGACATCAATGGTCAGGCAAGCCAAGCCTTAATCGACCTTGTAGAGGCGGCTGTGGACGAAGTGAGGGCTTGTGGTGTTCGAGTGTTTATTGAGTCGGCCACTCCTCTTGCAATGAACTGGGATGCTAGTATTGCTCTAAATCCGGGCGGTCCAAACTTCCCTGAGCTTTCTGTGGACCCCCAGGCAATCGAAGACACTATGGCGCAGTACATTAGAGATTTGGCAATTGGCCAAGACTTTATTGTGGCAGATGCCGAGGCGGCCATTTTGGCCATTTGGGGCCCGGGTGGAACAAATGACATTACGCTATTTCAGACAAACGTGCCGAGTGCTGACTTAGACGTTACGGTAACTGACAAACTAATTCCCGGCACAATATCGGTTAGCTAATGGCAGATACTAAAGAACTCTGGTACGACAAGCTAGAATCATGGGTGCCTAAGTGGTTTTTTGCAGAACCAGAGCTGCAAGAGGCATATTGGTGGGGCATTGCCGCGGTTATGGAAGCCGTGGAATGCGCAATTTTAGACCACCAAAGAGAAACCTTTATTTGCCTATCTGAAAACCCATATCTTGAGGAACATGGCCTAGAACGTGGACTAACGCAAGGCGAAACAGAATCAGATGCTTCGTTTTGTTTGCGGATTCAGTCCATTATCAATACGGCCAATTGCCCGTATATTTTGGAGTCAGTAAGGGGCCTTCTTAACAATAATCCAGAGCTTGCGAGAATTGTTGAGCACGTAGAGCAGGGCGCTTTTTTCGATAGAGAGTTTTTTTACAATAGTTTTGACGCTTACCAGGCAGTGCCACCGGAAGAAATTGATTACAATTTCTTTACCTTAATAATTCCTGTGCAATACTATCCTACGCAAGGCGCTTATATGAACAATGAGAGCTTTATGGATAACGAGGATTTTTATTCTAGTTGGCCAAGAGTGGAAATTGACCAGGTTTACAGCGACGTAATAAACTTTGTTAATGGAGCAAAAGCCGCGGGAGTCCTTTGGAGACTCTTAGTTTTCGGTGAGCCAGATCAGGGAGTGTTAGATGGCTAGACAGCAATTTAATGACGGCGAAGAAGTCGTTTATCAGGACCATAACGACTTACAGGCTCGTGTAGAGCAAGAATATGCCGACGACGTTTTATATCGACTTTTCCAAGAAGAAGATGGATTTATTGGCAACGGGCTTTCGGTAACGTATATTGATCCAGCTACGGTTCAAGTAAACCCAGGCCGAGGCTTTCAGTATGACAATTCGGTTGCTGATACTGAGCCAAAATATCGTGGAATTGACGTAGATGATCCCGAACAATATTCTCTCCCAGCTCCTGATGCAACTAACCCTAGAATTGATTTGCTGGTGGTTAAAAGCGATAGAGAGGTTATTCTTCAGGAAAATCGCAAAGTAAAAAATGCGCTGGATCAAACAATTACAACAGAGCTTTTGGACAAGGCTAGTAAATACGCAGCAGATGTTCAAGTTATTGAAGGAACGGCGGCTCCTGCTCCCGTTGCTCCGTCTGTACCTGCTGGATATTTGGCACTGGCTGAAGTTTACAGCAATGCCGGCTCTGGCCCGGCTTCTCAGAGTGATGTTACTGACAAGCGTAATATATTGCGTGTCGCTACAAACATTGGAGTTAATGTTAATTCTAGTGCTTTTGTCCGCGTCACTACCAAAGAGGTAAAGGCTCCACTTCAAACAATTCTAGCAGAAATGGATCAGTCAATTGACGATTCTTTTGATGCCTCAAACGACGCTTCAGAAATTAATTACGCTCCTGCTGATGTAAACGATTGGGACGGCGCAGTTGATCCCGGCCAAGTAAAAGATGGCTTGGACCAATTGGCTGCAAGGCAGACTTCAACAGAGGGCGATGTTTCAGTTTTAGAATCCAAAATGGATTACACTCCTGCAAACCTGCCGGACTGGGATAGTTCAACAGATCCCGGCGAATTGCCAGATGCTGCTGACCAGTTGGCTGCAAGGGTTAAAGTTTTAGAAGGCGCTGGTGGCGGCGGAATTGGCACGGTATTGCCTGGCGGATCTACATTGTCAGGAACTTATGAAGGCGTTTTGCTTGTAACTGGTGATTGCGATCTTGGCGGTGATGTAGTTGTTAAAGGTGACTTGCTTATTGAGGGAAGTCTGGACAACTTAGAAAACCATGATTTGTTGGTTAAACAAGATTGCTTTGTGGCTGGTGGTGTTCGATATGTTCCCGGGCCAGCATTTGAAATGGGTTATTTGACTGTAGAAGGCGATCTTTACGTTGGCGAAAACCAATTGCCTGGCCCAGATTTTGATGGAGACATCAACTTTGCATTTTCTACAGACGAATTTATTTACAACCAAAACCTAGAAAGTCAAGGAGTAGTAGTTGGATCTACTTTTGAGGTTATTTCAGGCGTAGATGCTGGTGCTACTGCTTTAGTAACAAACGTAAGTGGCAGTTTTGTTGAAATTGACACTCCACTTTCTGGAACTCCAAACCCTGGTGATGTTCACAGGTTTTCTACAGTTTCAGATTACAGCCTTACAATGAAGCGCAACAGCCTTGGCGGCACCAACAATTTAAAAGTTGGTGGCGATATGCACTTGTATGGGATTGATGGCGTTCCACAAGACGTTGATGTTGCAGGTTTAAGCGTAGACTGTGGTGGCGACATTTACAGAGTAAGAGACGGGCAAACCACGGAAACAATATTTTTAAGTGCTTTAGACGGTGGCAATGGCGCTCCTGGTGGATCTATAAATGTAGACGGAAATGTTTATGATTTAAATATTGAAACTAGAGGCTCAGAAAGCACTGGTGCTACTCCCGGCGGTCAAGGCGGGGAAGTAAACCTAGGCGGCTTTTATTCTGGATCTTCGGCAAAAATTATTACAGTTGCCGGCGGTGAAAACACTGGAACAGGAAGCGGCGGAAGCGCAAGTAATATAAAAATCACTGGGAACTTGGTTGGTGGAGTAACCAAAATAGGTGGCGATTCAGCAGCAGCTAGTGGTGGCCTGACTGGATCACTTTTGGTTAGAGGAAATTGCACAGTCAGAAGTTCTTTGTCTTTAAATGGAGGCAATGGCCAAACTGGTGGCGGAAGTGCCGGATCTATTTCTATTGAAGGAAACTTAACCCACTGGAATGCTGCTATTTCTTCAAACGGTGGAAACTCTTTAGGAACTGGTGCTCTATATAATGCCGGAAATGCAGGAGGCTTTTTTGTAAACGGAAGTGCTACAGGTAACACAGTCCAGCTAATTGGTGGACTTGCAGTTGAAGGTGAAGGTGGAGACGGTGGCGCGATGCAGGTTCAAGGTAGCGCCAATTATTCCGCTAACTTTAGAACTCAAGGCGGACAGTCACAGTCCGGACCTTATTTTGGGGGCCGGGCACAAGACATTTCGATTAACGGAAATTTTAATGGTGTAAGTGCTGACATTAGAGCCAATGGTGGAAGTTCAGTTGGTGGAACTGGTGGTGCTGGCGGGCAGATCAATGTTAATGGTTATTGCGCTGCTGACACAGTAACAAGCCAAGGTGGTGATGGATCTAACGTCAATGGCCTACCAAGAAATATTAACTTTAATGGTGGCTGCGCGGTTGATTATGTAATTCATAAACTTGGAGCTGGCGCTGGATCAAACCCAACAACTGTTTATAAAGTTTCAATGAGTGGTTATTGCAACATTCAAAGGCTTTTCCAAAGTAGTGCTGGAAACTTGAGGCTTGAGTCTGGAAGCATAAACGCAATGGTTAGAATTGCAATTTTTGATGACAAAGACACTTTCGAGTATGGCGGAACACCAACAGGTGGCCAATCTGCTAACGCTCCAAACAGCATTTACATTTGGGATTCTTCCGCGTCTCGTTGGAATAGAATTACAGGGAGTTTAATTTAATGGATAAATATTACTACAGCCATTTGCACAACAGAATTACCGACACAAATATTCCCTTTATGTTTTCTTACAAATATGAAGGGGAAGATGAAACCGGGCCAAACAGCGAAAGCATTAAACTTTTAAAGTTTGGAAAAAAATACGACTTGGCTAATTTGTCACTTGATGAAGTTTTTGACGACTTGTCTGCATTTTTAATTACTTTGAATGATAACCGAGAAATTAAAGGCAGAAAAAAGCACGGAGTAAACTGCTATGAAGTTGGCGGAAAGTTGGCGGTTTACGTAGAAATTTACGTGTTAGCTTCTAATCATGCAGCAGCTCAGGCAGACGCAAGCGCATTTGTGGCTGCTTAATGGATTGGCAACAGATAGGCACTTGGCTGGGCATATCTGGCGGGACAATGGCAATCATTGGTCCCGTAATAAAGTGGTTAGTTGGCGACTGGTATAAAAAGCAAAGAGAACTTCAAGACCTTAAATATTCCCAAAATACAAAAGCCATTGAGCGGCTCGATAATGTGGTCGAAGATATGAAGGCCAATATTAGGGCCCATGAGCACAAGTTATTAGAGCATCAAATTAAGCTAGAGCAGGCCGTGACTGATTACGGCGGCATATCCAGAAAACTCGAAAAATATATGTCAGAGACTCGCCAAGCGACAAAAGGTCACATGGATCAAACTAAAGAACGGGTGGACAAGCTCCAGTCTTTAGTCGTGAAGATTGCAAAAGATTTTGTAATGCTTAAGAAGAAACAATAATGGACTACAAAACCTTTCATTTTCGAGCCAAAATTAAGGCATGGCAAGCAATGAAACTTGGAAGAAACTTAAATATTTCTCAAAAGATGGCCCGGATAATTGGGGAGACGCCGACGCGATGGATGACAATTTGCTTCTCGCGCTCGATGATTTTAGGGCTTTTATTGGTGTCCCTATTCTCGTTTTGCACGGGAATGGTGGTAAGCATTCAGCAAAATCGTTCCACTATATCAAAAACGGGAGTTGCGCCGTAGATGTTATCATTCCTGATTACCCACGCAGTGCTATTGACTTGTTACTTGATGTTTTTCGGTTTCCTTTTACTGGCGTTGGTTATTACCCAGAGTGGAAGTTTAATGGAAAACGCACTTTTGGCCTTCACCTAGATGCAAGGCCGCTTAAGTGGGATTCTGATTTTACTTTAAATTATAAAGAAAGCAGATGGATTGGGGTTTACCAGAAAGCCTACGCTGATGGGCAAATGATTAAGCGTCAAATATATCTGCCAATGACATACGAAAACATTAAGAAGTATTCGGAGGAATCATGGTTGCTTGGATAATGGAAAATTACCAGGAGCTTGGAGCACTATTACTGGCCCTTGTTGGCGTTGCTGAAGTGGTGGTTAGGCTTACACCTACAAAGAAAGACGACGGCGCTATGGAGCGAATAGGGCACGTTATACGCAAAGCCATGGATTTAATGAAGGTTCCCAATGTCAGAAAAAAGCCTGCCGAAAAAGATTCTTGATAGAGTTTTAGCTTGGATTCGGGACGTATTGCCTTCGGTGACAGCAGTAGCTAGCCTAGTGTATAATTATATGCTGCGCAAGGTCAATTCTTTGGAAAAGAAAAAAGAGGCCCTGGAGCTTGAGTTAGAATATCGGAGAAATGAGGATGAAGTTAAGGAAGAAAATAGCGGCAAGTCTAGCCGTGATATTATTATGGGGGCCATTGACGAGGGCCGAAATTCCAAGGATTGAGCCAAATACAGTAAGCGGGCATTTAAGCCTAGACCGACATGAGCAGGATTCCCTTGCTCAGTTTATTACCCAATGTCGAGTGGACAAAAAGAACTTAGAAAGTGCGAAAAAAGCATATAGAATTTGTGTTGATAGAAACGAAATTGCGCCGGCATGGTGGCAAGAACCGTGGGCAGTTGTTAGCGTAGCCATAGTTTCGTTTTCGTTGGGCGCACTTGTTATTGATTGAAGGTTAATTTATGGCGTTATCAGGACCAAGAGGGGCAAATGGAAGTATTTATAGCTGCCCGTCTACAGTTGAAGTAAATGATTTTGTTTATGCTTCCAATGACGACACTGTAGACAAAGCGCAAGCGGATGCTTTGCCAAAGGCCCACGCGATTGGTGTGGTGATTGAAAAGCCTTCTTCTACGCAAGCAAGGGTTCAATCATTTAGTAGAGTTGGCGGGTTTAGCGGTTTAACCGCTGGCCAGCCAGTATGGTTAAGCGAAGCGGTAGCTGGGGCAATTACTCAGACGCCGCCAACAGGGAGTGGGGAATGGCTTCAAATGGTGGGAATGGCAGTAGCAAGCGACAAAGTAGAGCTAAGTCTACAGCAGCCAATAGGCCTAAGTTAAAGTTAACTGGCGAAGAGTTATACAATTATCTTTACATTCGAGAACAGAAGCGCGTTGTTACTCTTGAGCGCGAATCAGTGGAAAAGGACATAGAAAACAGAGCTTTGAAAAAGCGCGTCATGGATTTAGAAATGACATTGCTTGGACAAAAGCAAAGCGTCCTAAAGCAGAAGGGCCGAGATGCCGACAAAGACTTGGATCTACTAAGGTCCGAAATTTGTCAACGGTTGGGGATTGAGTCGATGAAAGACTATATCCTCAATACAGAAACCCTAACGCTTACCCACGAGAAGGAGGCATAAATGGCATTAGTAAAATTCTTAAAAATCGACGGTGGTCGACCAAGAGAACACGACGAGGGCAATGACTCGGTAAACTTGTCAGACGTTCAGTTTGGCGGTGTTTCTCTTGCTGGCACCACTGGTCCCACTGCACTGGGTGATGATTCTACCCAGTACAGTAATATTTCTCCTGCTGGAGACACGTTGAACCAAACACTTTTGGCAATCGACAGCGCCTTGGGGAGTGTTGTTTCAAACGAATCAAATGTTACTGAGACTTACACAAACGACGAAGGCGCAGCTATTACAGTTGGCCAAGCCGTTTATATTGATAGCGCCGACAAAGTTAAGTTGGCAGATGCTAGTGACAGCGCCAAAGATAACCCTATGGGTTTTGTTAAGCCGGCTTCAATTGCCGATCAGGCTTCTGGCGGAATTGTTACTGGCGGTTTAGCTGAAGGTTTTACTGGCCTAGTTGCTGGAGATATTTATTATCTTGGCGCTGCTGGTGCAATTACGAATTCTGTACCAAGTTCTGGGCGAGTTTTTAAAGTCGGAGTAGCCAAGTCTGCTACCGAGCTTCAAATTCAATTCCAGGATATTGGTCTTCGTGATGACTAATAGTTAGGGTTGAACACTAGGGCGGGGAAGTCACTCCCCGCCTATTTTTTGAGGTTACAATGTCGACTAGAATATTAAAAATTGGCAACGTCTTAGATGGGCCAAAAGAAGTAGACGAAAACGAGTTAATAGAAGTCGGTGGTCTTGATCTTGGCGGTACTGATGAAGTTAAGTTAATCCGCATTGCTGATGACATGGTTTTCGAGGACAAGAACATTGGACCCAAAACCTTAACAGAGCTTTATCGGCACAACGCTATAGCTGTTCAGGTTGGTGGTTCCGCATCTAATTCTGCAAACCAAAATTTTTCTTTAGACCTATCCGACTATGGTTTTCAGATTGGCGATACGGTTCGCATTGGTAACTGCTATATTAGAGGCGACTTTGGTTCAACAAGTGAATTTATTTCTGTAGGAATTGGTTCAGCGGGAGCGCCAAAATCAAACCTTGGTGTGGAGGGTTATGAAGACGATGGCTTAAACATGAGGACAGATGGCACTCTTCTTGCCCTATTTTCTACTTACACTGTGGTCGATATTGGTGGCGGTGTCCCGGGGCTAGAGTTTTATATTTCACCAAGTAGTGCGGTAAACTTTTCTCCCGCTGGAATGCCCAATGGCTGGTGGTGGGAACTTGCTTGCGACGTGGTACAGGAGTCATAAATGAGTTGGAAACTTACAGCGTTTATTTATGAAGGCAATCCTATAACAGATACACATGAAGAGGATATGTGGGAAATCACTTCAGAGCCTCTTAAAGTGGAGCAAACTGTTTCCGCTGGCTACCAGGACATTACTTCAATTTCTAATTGGGAGAAATACTGGGAAAATACCTGCAATGATTACAAATGTTTTCGCAACAGAATGATTGAATTCATGTTGGCCGGAAATCCTTTCAGCGGATTAACCCAAGCTGAAAAAGAAATTGTGGCAAAAAACTTTTGCGTTGCAAAGGCAGACCGTGACTCTCTTTTTACAGTACAACAGCAAATTGAGCATGGCAGAGAATTTCATAAAAAATCAGTTTTGGCGCGTGAAAAACGAAAAATGTACGCAGAAGCTGAAGTTTATAACCGAATTTTAGACGGCATTGAGCAAGCCGACTTGATGAACGACGTGTCTCTTTTGCTTCAAAACTATCACAAATTTGGGATTGAAGGCACGCTAGAGGGTGATGTGGCTGGGGTTTTTGACTACATAGAAAGCCGAGCTGGAACCCCTTATGAAAATGCAGGATTGCTGCAAAAAACCTACACAGTGGAAGGCATGACGGTGGCTCAGTTATCTCAAAGACTCATGGATATTATGAAAAATGGACTCTATTAAAACTCAAAAGCTACGCAGAATTACCATTATCATAATAGCTCTTACAGTGCTTGTTCTGGGGCTCTATGATATTTATGCTTATGTAGAAGGTGGTGGTGAGGCCACTATTTCCGTAGTTATTTGGGAAAACGCAAAAGATTGGCCCATGATTCCGTTTTTGGCGGGAGTCTTGTGCGGGCACTTTTTTTGGCAAAATGAAACTGTAGTGGTGAGATATGTCGACAAACAGCAAGGTTAAAGTAGGAGATCCAATTAGGTTAAACCTACAGCTATTTGATGGAGACGCGGGCAAGTTTGTGCAAGCCTATGTCAGGGACTCTTCTGGGGCACAATTGGCCGGAAGCCCGGTCACTTTGACCCACACAGACCAAGGTCTTTATGAAGACGACTCTCTTGTAATGCCAGACAACGCTGAAATTAGCGCAGTTTACAAGGTATTTAATGACGCCGGTTTTAGTTCACCAAGCGCCATTCATTCCGACGCAATTGATATATATCAGCCAGACCGGGTTTTAGAGCTTGCCAATCAGCTAGTGGCTAATGCTTGCTCTACTGACCTAGAGGGAATTTTAATAGACAATGAGGAGATAGTGGGCACGGTTGACGACTGCCCTGGGGAGTAATTATGGCCGTTAATATTATTCAGGACAGCGATAGATCATTTATTGTCAGGCTGGTAGTTAAAAGCTCTCAGGAGCCTTTGGATTTGACTGGATTAACTGGTGAAGCCTTACGGGTTAAAATGGACGGTGAAGACGAGACGCTTGTTCTAGACCTGGACAATGGTGTGAGCATTATATCAGCTATTGGTGGAAAAATTCGAGTAACATTAAATGAAGCACAGACCTTGGGCCTAAAACCGCGTGATGGGCAAACAATGGAAATTGTAATTCGTCGCGGAGCTGGCCCGGATTTTGATACTTCCGTTATTCAAATTCCCAATGCGTATAACGTAGCGCCAAGGGTTTACGAAATTACTACATAAGGCGGCGGTCATGGTAAAATCATTTTTACCAGGGATGGACTGCTGCCCACGGATGGGCTCTAGATTATTTTAAGCTCATGTAATAATTCGATGATGCCGCGGACTTTTTCGCGGTAAATTTCTTTTTCATATTCTGGGATTTGCCAATAAGAAACTATTTTCTTTTCGTTGCGATATGCGTATTCGTGTTCTAGCTCACAGAGCCGCTCAATTAAGGTATTTAGGCTGTATTTTTCGGTCACTCCAAAACCTCAATAATTAAGTAGCCGTGGCAGTCTTTACAGCGAAATTTGCCTCTTGATGGACCCCAATCGGTAACAAAGAATATTTCTTTGCTACCACACTTGGGGCAATATCTGATGCTTTTTCTATCTTTTTTGCTCATTCACCATTGGCTAGAATGCCAGCCCTTCTCATTTCATCAATGGCGGCATTGTAGAATTCATTGAACATTTGGCGCACATGGGCTTTTTTAACCCTTCCCCAATGATCTGGGGGAATTCTTGCCGCCCATTGGTTTAGCTCCTCGTCTTTCCTAGACTCTTCAGTAATGCCGTGCGGATCGCCGGCTGCCGTAACTGCGCAATGTAAATGCACTTCTTTTCGCATAATTATTGCTCCTTGTCCGAGCTTCAAATGCCGAAAACGCTAAAGAATTAGTCGAGTTTCATCTGGCTACACTTAAAAGCCTAGTCGAAGATAATTTAACAGTTAGTTTAAACCAACCAGTTACGAATCCGGCGCTATTTGATTCGCCGGACAAGGAGCAATAATTATGCGAAAAGAAGTGCATTTACATTGCGCATGACATATTTTTGTAAT